CTTGGTCTTTCTACTTCAGAAATTGTAAAACCACTAAGGAAGGCTAAGGTTCCTCAATTAAACTACGTTCTTTCCGGTCGATTTAATGCATTCTTCCCAAGCAAAGAAACCATAGCTTTTGCAGTTCAATCAAACGAAGACAAGCTTTCAAACCCATTTGATTTTGGCGCAATTGGTGAAGCTAGAAGTCAGTTCCAAGGCGCCCGATTCAGACCACAGGCTCAAGCCGAAGCACAGGCCGCTAGGATGGAAGCTTTGCAACAAGCCTCTGCACCACAAGGTGTTCCTCAAAGTGCGCCTACACAGCCTAGCACAGCGCCTGTTGCACCTCAGATGCCATCCCTGTTTAATCGTGCATCACAGTTCCTGCGCCAGCAGGAAGAAGAGAAACTTATGGGCGGTAGTTGATGTGATCCCAAAGAGGGCGCCAAGGAAGGGCAAGAGCAAGTACTTCGCAAAGAAGACTGAGTACGACGGCATTGTCTTTGACTCCAAGCTTGAAGCAGCACGATACAAAATCCTGAAGAAATACGAAGCCACTGGCGAACTGACCGACCTCGAGGTTCAGGTGGATTTCCCGTGCAGGATCACAGTGGATGGTGAAGACAAGAAGATCTGCTCATACATCGCAGACTTTCGCTACAAGCGCGATGGTGAGGTGGTGGTAGAGGACGTTAAGGGTGTGATCACCCAAGTGTTCGCGCTCAAGAAAAAGCTAGTCGAAGCCCTCTACCCTGGAACCAAAATACTGATCGTCAAAGACCCAAGAGACTGGGACTAGAACGGAACCTTGCGCTCATCGACGTTATCTAGGTAGCTACCTGGGAAGTCACGTCGCACGCTTTCACCCGTCATCATAAGACCAGCATCGAACTCTGCCTTCGATAGCTCTCTGATCTCAGAACTACTGTAATGATACTCACCCGTCACCTCAGACGTTGAGTTGTAGAACTCCATGATCCCAACCTGATAAGCAGTAGAATCGTCTGTGCTTTTTCCTGGAAGGTGATTTGCATTAACCAGCGCAGGTATCCACATGTGATCTTTGCACCCGTCTCGCTGCTCCTGAAGCGTCAGAGACTTCTCCTTTCGCTTGCAGTACCACACGGCACCGTTTGATTCAGTCAGCGGCTTCACGTTCTTGCAGTTTCTGCAGTTGACCGACTCCGGCAGACGGCGCCCGTAGTAGATATCACGGTACAAGTTGGACTCATTCTTCATGCGCCAGTCTTTTTCAGACATGCGTGTGCTCTTGTCGGGCGCGTCACTGGTGATGATGCGATAAGCCTTAGCTTGTGCCTTGTCCCAAATGTCTGGGTTAAAGTCGATGATCTCTTCGTACACCTCACTATTGTTCTTGTTGACCACCACCACCATGCACATGGTCAGGCCAAGCGCGCCCATGTAAGCGTGGATCTGCCATCGATACGTTTCACTCCAGGCTTCGTAACTCTGCAGTTTCACAAGCTCCTTGAACCGCTTGTCGTTGGCGCTCTTCACCTCAAGCAGCAGGATTACTTCTTCGCTGGGCGGTGGAAATATGCCTTTGAGAAGCCCGTCACACGAGCCTGCGAAGTGTCCGCCAAAGAACGATGCACGGAATTGGTTGCCGTCCTTGTCGTGCGAGGCAATAGATATCACGTCGGTATCGCGAATGTTATCGACTACCTGATCTTCAATGCGGTTGCCTAGATCGAACAGGCGCAGCATCCTGCCTCCAAAGGTAGATGGCAAACACCAATGGAAGCCCATCCATTGCTTGTACTCATCGTCATCACCGATGCCGCTGAAGCCAAGGTGGCCGCGGCTACGGCCTTCCTTCTCTGCTATTTGTTCATCGATCCGATCAAAAATGGACGCTGACGACATTCCAGTACCTTCCTTCTTTTCTTACAGTTATTTGTTTGATGTGGCTTAAAGCCTTTTCATTGTTCACCTGGTCAACCGCATCATCGATGTTGATTGGGCAAGCGTAGTTGTTTGTGAGGGCCCGCCACTTACGCTCTGCAAGCGAGCCTGCTTTGCCGCGCATACCCAGCATGATGGGCATGTTCTGTGGCCAGTATTCGTTAGGGCTAGAAAACGCAACGTTCAAGTAGTCGTTGCCGTTCTTTGACTTCTTCTTCTGCGCCGTAATGAAGTCGATGTTCTTGATCTTCTCAAGCTTCTGCGCTGGTTCATCAAGCTCGTCAGAAAGAACCGATCCTTGAGCAGCTTGCCTAGTTGCGGCAGCATCCTTCTCTTCTTCTTCAAACAGTTTGGGTTGCTGTACGGGAACAGGCTTGAGTGCGCCGCATTCGACACAGGTCTTATCGTCCATGTCGTTGACAGCGACACAAGAGTCACAAATCCAGATCTTTGTTTCTTTCTCTTTGTCTTCATCTTTGGGCGTGACGGGTCTAGCTGTATCAATGCAGCCATGACGGTTCATGTTCTCGCCGTAGTCCAACAGCAAGCAGTCTTTCTTATCACCCCAGGTCCGCATACCACGACCACAGATCTGCATGTACAGGCCCAATGATTTGGTGGGGCGTAGCAGCGCGATGCAGTCGGTACGAGGCGCGTCCCAACCCTCAGTAAGTACGGCGACGTTACACAGCGCGTGTATCTTGCCGTCCTCAAAGCGTTCCAGTATATCCTCACGCTGAGCCTGGGGCGTTTCACCTGTCACAACTGCAGCCTCGATACCAGCTTGGCGCAAGTACATGCACATCTTCTCGGCGTGGGCCACTGTGATACAGAAGAACACACTGCTCATCCTGCCCTTGCTGTACGCCTTGTCGATCCAATCGGCAACGATGGACAGCATGGTTTGATCTTCCATGGCCAGTTTCTCAATGTCTGATTCACGATAGTCACCACCCTTGAACTTCACTCGTGCGGTAGAAGCATCGATCACAGCGTCATCGCTGACCTTGTATGCCGAAAGACGGCACAGATAGCCGTTCTTGATCATCTCTGGGATGCCTACGCGGTAGGCTACGCCTGAGAAAAACTGACCGTCTAGGCCGTATATGAAGCCCTGACCCATACGAAAAGGGGTGGCGGTCACGCCAAGGATCTTGGGCGGTGTCCACTGCTCTTCATCAAAGTAGTCAAAGATCTTGCGGTATCGCGTCTTCGGGTCTGGCGCCACATGGTGGGCCTCGTCCACAATGATGTAGTCGAAATGGCCAGAAGAAGCCAGCCGCTTGGGTGTAGCCAGCGTGTCTCTGCTGGCAATCACGATACGACCATCGACTTCGTACTGGCGAAGACCGGCTGCAAGGATTCCAGATGGCGCACATGGCCATACTTTCTTGAGTTTGTCTTCCGCCTGGGTGACAAGCTCCTGTCGATGCGCGAGGATCAAGACTCTGCAGTCAGGCTCAGCCTCAAACAGTTGCTTGATGAGGTTGGCAAAAACAACCGTCTTGCCAGCCCCAGTAGGCAGAACGATTAACGGATGTGTTGCTTGGGTATCAAACCAGTGCAGTGCTGCTTCAATTGCTTCTTCTTGATAATACCTTAGCTTCATTCCTTCGCTCTTTCATCAGTTTCCGATACGTTTGTTGCCAGTACTGCTTAGCCCAGTTGTCATCTGGCGCATCGCGAACCTTGTCTATGCACCGCAGAACGGCGCGTTTACGAGTTTTGAATCGGTCTTCAGTAGCTAATGACATATCCTTTCCTCGTTTAAGACCTCGGCCATCTTGGCATGAGAACCATCTTCAATGCTTTCCAAAACCTGAGGCAGCAGTTGAGACATTAGCTCTATGTCGCCATGAGCCATGTTCCAACCAAGCGAATACACCATCATGACTTCGACCAGGACGCGGGGATCTAGCTCTTCCGCACTGATCTCCATAAGGTTCCTGATCAAATCCATAGCGTACTCATGAGCTTCGCTGTCACCTTCCATTTCGATTCCGTACTTGTCTTCTTCCATAATTCTTTGTCCTTCTAATTCAACGGGACTACGGTTTGTAGCTCAACGTCAAAGTCAAACTTGCACGAAGCCAATGATTCAAGCTTTTTGCTCAGCCTGTTCAACCGCCCTTCTTGAAGATACAGGGCTTTTTGGGTTGACTGGCTAACCTCGTAGTCACCTGTTTGAGCTTCCAATCTTTGGGAATCATCCCTGATGGTTAACGCAGTCGTTCCCAAAAGATCCAACAAGATAGCGATTTCATCGTTAGATAAAGGCGCAGTTGTAACCTCTTTAGGTGCGAGCAAAGGCTTTTCACCCTTTTCAGGGTTAGCTCCAAGCCAATCGACATACTTCTGCATAACCCTAGAAGATGGTTTGGCGACATCACCTTCAACAAAATCCTTCAAGCTCTTGCGATCAACACCAACCCTCTGGGCAATGACCGCAGTCGCTGCCGTTTTCTTCGTTCCGCTTTTGACCGCTTCAGCCATGATGTGGCTGTTCAGTGCGTTACGAGAGAAGCGTATTGTTTTTTCAGACTGTAAATTCATTCTCATTCCTTTTCTTTTATCTACCCACGACCAAAAGCAACACAAACGACAGGGCATATATCGTAACGATGATCCCGATGCCGACTATTATTCCTGTCTTTATGTCATTCTTGTCCATGATGTTCTCCAAGTTAGCCCCGCCTTCGGTCACACGGACGGGAACGTGCCATGAGAGGGCTAAACCAAACCCCCGACCAATCTCACATCAAGACCAGCTTGCGGTGTTCAGACCTGCGGCTGGCGTAGCCTGTGCCTGTTGTGGCTGCTCAGTTTGAGCGTGGGCCTGAGGCGCACCGGCACCAGACTTGTACCCACCAATCTTGTTGCTGGGCCCGTACTGGCCTGCAGCAGGCTCGAGTTTGATGGCTGCAGTAAACTGCTTGCCCATCGCGGCACGAAGCATGTCGGTGTTCAACGACTGAGATGCATCCTGTCCCGTTGATCCGATGAAAGCCTTCAGTCGAGACAGGCCAACCTGATTGTTCAGAACAAAATAATCCCAGACCTTACGACCTGCGTGAGTGGGTCCAACTACGTTGAACTCAATCTTGATCATCTCGTTACCGGCCTTCGACATAGTCTCTTCGTACATCGCCGCAGCCAGTGTGTAATCGCCTGCTGGCATTGGGGTATTGTCCGAGCCACCAATCTCAATATTGCTGACATCGATTCCTTGATCTAATAGACCCATAGTGCTGCTCCTTTAAGCTGCTTCAGTGTTTGTGTTTGCAGACAGTGCTGCGATGTAGGCTTCCATGAATTTATCCCATGAAAACTCAAGCTTGGAGGGCAGTTCAATACGAGACTTCGCATCGTATGCCGCAGCAAACTTTGTGTACAAACCACGGTTGCCGTAGCTGACACCTCTGGCCTTCTGGCCGTCCTTGATCAACTGGGTTTCGTAGTTTGCGAACAGGTTGAAATCAACCCAATCTTTGATGAGCGCGTTCACCTTCTTGTTGCAGCGCATCTCCCATCGGTCATACGGCTCCAGTTCAGGATCTTTGTATGCCTTGGAAGCAACGTGGCTTAACAAGATGATGTTCATACCCTTCTGGGTATGCAGCGCATTGAGGCCTGACAGCAGATGAACCCAGGCGTTTTCTTCGGCAACGTAGAACGCACCGTAACCTGCCTTGGGATCCGCCGCCGATGACCAACCGTTCTGTTCACACACTTGAGCTTCGCCAAGCTTGGCTGCAGCGTCAGTGGTGTCAAGAACAACAGTCTTGTACGCATGATCTTCCATCACAAGCGTCTTCACCTGGTCCAACAATTCCTGCCAAGTGTTTGCTTGGGGAAACCGCGGGGCGTTGATAAAGGACAGACCGTCCTCTGCCTGTATGAAGATAGGGCTTTCAGCCCCTGATCCAAACGTACTCTTACCGATACCGTCCGTACCCTGGATATTCATCCGTACAGGCGGTGTTGAGCCTCCGCTTTCGCGGGTGCTCGTCACTTGCTGAAGTAACGACATGCTATGCCTCCTTTATGTTTTCAGCCTTGATGGTTTTGACCTTAGGGTCACCGAGTTTGATCGAGTGTGCATCGTGCCACTT